TCCGGTGCGCTTGACGGACTCTTCGAGCATGAGCAGCCCGACTTTCTTGCCGGATCGGATGAGGTGACACACAAGTTCTCGACACACAGAAGACTTGCCAATACCTGTACCCGATGTGAGAACGACGAGTTCGCCTCTGCGGATTCCGAGCAACTTGTCGTTGACTCCTGTCCAAGGATAGGGAGTTGAATCGTTGGGATCGTCTTCGTTGACCGTGTCCCAAAGATCGCCGCCCAGAACCACGCCATCCGGTCGGTAAGCCTTCGCACCATAGACCGCATCGATCACCTTCTTTCCTTCGCCCGCGACATGGGCTTCGTTTGCGTCCTTGAAGCCGGGGATGGTCCCGATCTTCGCCTTGCCCGGGGTCAGGAGCATGGCGCATTCCTTCGCGGCAGCCCTGCCCGGCTCATCGTCATCGAACATGATCACGACCGTCTCGAATTTCTCCAGCCATTCGAGGTTGTTCTGGAAAGCCTTGAGGGCACCAGCGGCACCCGAGGGAACCGACACGACGGGCCACTTGTTCCCGAACAACTGGCTGACCGTCAGCGCGTCGATCTCGCCCTCGGTCACGGTGACCATGCGGCCTCCGTCACGCCAGAGGTGCATCCCGTACAGCGGAAGCGACTTGGATTCACCGAGGGTGACGAAGTCCTTGGAGGGGAACCGGATCTTCTGTGCCACGACCTCTTGGTCACGGACGTACTGGGCAACGTGGACGGTCTGGCCGTTGAACTGCCCGAGGCCGTAGCCCCAGAAACGGCAAGTGTCCTCCGAGATGTTGCGCTTCTTCAGCGGGCTGTACTCGACCCCGATCAGATCTGTCCGCTTCAGAAGGACAGATGGCAAAGGCTCGCCGTCACCAGTCTCGTAGTACTTGCATCCGAAGCAGTATGCATGGCCATCCGTGTACCGGGCGAGGTTGTCCTTGCTCCCGCAAGCGGGACACGGTTCATGCTGAACGAACTCCGACTCTTTGTGGTTGTTCACGGTGTTCTTCCCATTCGATTTCGATGCGCGGTTCCCGGCCATACTGCTTGGTGGCCTCGATCCGCATGATCTGAACGTCATCCTCCCACGCCCATCCGTTGAGCGAATCGAGGATCGACTTGATGTGATTGTCGATGTCTCCTACGGGCCAAAGATTCGATGGTTTCTTTGGGGTCCGACAGAAGAAAGCGATCTTTACCAGCAACGGCCCCGAGAGGGGGCAGCCCTTGGGCTTCTTCATGGCCGCAAGGGCTGCCTTTGACTCTCGGCGGAACCGCTCGTAGGTCTTCCCGTAGTACGCGAACCCGCGCCGAGAGATCCTCGGACGGCTGGCTGGCGTTGGGTCAACCCACAGGACGATCTTCATCAGAAGTCCGATGCGTCCTCGTCGGTGTCCGTCGTGGCCTCGGTCGCAGTCGCTGCCGCCTTGAACCCCTTGGGGTCGGCCTTGAAGCCGTAGGCGTCGAAGTTGTCGCCCGGGGTGTACTCCTTCAGGTCGATGATCTGCACCGCCTTGAGCCGGAGGGACACGCCCGCGCCGACCATGGCCGTGAAGAACGGAACGACCTCGAAGGCCACCTTGATCTGGCTACCGGAGCCGACGTTGGGCGGGGTCTGGATGGCCGTGCCCTGAGCGTCGAACAGCACGGGCTTCTGGGTCCACGACTTCTCCTCGTTGCCCGCCTTGGCCTTCAACTTGAACTTGATGCGGATCTTGTTGTCCTCCGTCTCCTTGATCGGGAGGTCGGCCCGCTTCAACTTCTTGTTGCCGCGCTTCTCGCACTCGGCCTTGTACGACTCGTCGGACGCCTTCTTCAGCGTGTCGATGAAGGCACTGACGGTCTTGTCGGTGGGGTCCACCTCAAGGTCCACGCTGTACACGCCGTCCTTGTCGAACTTGGTGTCAGGCGTGGTGAGGCGGGGATACACCGCGATGCCGAGGGGCGAGGTGATGCGGACGAACTTGCGCTTTGCAGTGGCACTCATGTGATGCGTTCTCCTGTCTAGGAACTAGACTCTAGTTGAAGTAGTAGTCTGAGTTCCGAACCTTGGTGATGTCCAGAGAACCGTACTCTGGAACATCAGGGATGTTACTCGACCCCGGCAGAAATGTCAATACCCCCTCCCTGAACTCACGGAGGAGATCCCGGGAGAAGATGTCAACCGTGGCCTCTCGGACGCACGAACTCACCTTCATGTAATCACCCGACAGCGTCAGGATCTGGTCATGCACCGAGCCGAGGTGATGGATGCCGTTGGCGGCGCACATGTTCACCGTGTGGCCAAGCAGCCCGCCGAAGCCGTCCAGCGAATGGATGTAGTTGGCGGGGCCTCCGTTCAGGGCCTTGCGCTTGGACTGGACGCCGTTCTCCTGCCGCAGGGACAGCACCTTGGCCTTGGCCCCGATGCGGGTGGACACCGTGATCACATCGTAGTTCTCGTAGCGCATCCGCACCGGGAACCCGATGGGCGTCATCCAGAACGGCGTGACATCGTGTTCGATCAGGACCGACATGCAGTCACGGATGAACTTCATGCCCCGCTGGGCAGAGCCAACGACATCCCCGATGGACTCCCAGATGATCTTCCCGAGGAAAGCCACGGGCTTGTACATCTCCAGCCCGAAGGGATTGTGGCCCTGCTTTCGGATCTTGTCCTCCAGCCATTCACGGGTGTAGCCGATGCACGAATGCAGCGTCAACCCGTAGGGAAGGGTCATGGTCTGCCGCTTGGTGGTCGTGCGGTCGATGCCGAACCTCAGCAGTTCCTTGGCCATCGGATCGTCCGAGGTGACCAGTTTGGCAATCACCTTGTCGGCCACGAACTGGTACGGGTCCGAGGGAGCATCCGAAGGCGTCACGTTGGTGGCCACGGCGGCGACCGGATCACGCAGCAGCATCGAGTAGATCTGGAGGCCCTGAGTCGTGGCGTCCATGGCGATGGGCAGGCTGCTGACGAATCCCTTGCCGTGCTTCCACAAACCCGCGATCTCACGGCAGGCGGCCACGAAGGCGAACGGCTCGTCGGCCTCGGTCCACATCCGGTTCGACCACGGGTCGGAGGCGATGGACTCGATGGCCCTGCGGTTCTCCTCGACCCACCGCAGCCGTTCCTTGATGGGCTTCTTGTCGAGGCCGTACTTGTTGGCGACCTGTAGGTACAGGGGATACTGGGCGGCATCGTCGTGCAACGGCTTGCCATCGGCAAACCGCAGCATGGCCTTGGCATACGACACGCCCTGTGGGTGCAGGAACAGGGGCAGCGGATATCCACGACCACGGAAGTCCAACTGGTGCGGGAACCAGAGGTACTTGTGTTCCGCCATCTTGTCGGCCACGAACAGCGATTTCAGGGTGAGCAGCCGCTGTGACTCGTAGGATTCGTTCAGAAAGTGAACCTTCGCGGCCTGCTTGCGCCAGTTCCTGCGGGCTTCCTGATTCGTGTCGATGTCAACGGGCTTGGTGGGCAGGGCCTCGTCCCGGCTGGGAGGCAGGCCATCGAGCGGCAGCCCCTCCTTCCAGCACTCCTTGACGAGATCACGGATGTACCCGTCGATGGTCCACGGGGTGTTCTGCACGAAGTTGACGGCGGAATACACCTGTGGCGAGAGCGATGATGACAGTGACTCCTGATACGCCTTGGAGCGGCTCTTCACCAGCGGACGCGGCTTCCACTCAAGCGATGCGTAACCGCCCACCCAAGGGTTGTTCCACTCCAGAGGCTTCTCGACCATGGGCAGGAACATCGGTTCCAACGTCTCATGGTATTCATGGCAGTCCTTGATCCACTTGCGGATCTCCTTGGACGGCTGAATCACGCAGTAACGGCGACCCCGGGCATTCAACTTGGTCAGCAGTTCGATGACCCCTGTGCGGGCGGCCAGCATCTCGACCAACAGCAGCCCGACCGCAAGCGCATCGGCCTTGGCCCACCGCTTGGTGACGAGATCGACCGCCTTGGCGGCCTCGCGGGCGAAGCGCCGCTTGAACTTCTGGCCCACCCGCTTGAACGTCTTCTTCTGCACCGTCCGCAGGAAGTCCGGGTTGTTGTCGGCCAAGTCCTGAAGCAGGATCTCGTCCTCGACGGCACGACCAACGGCGATACAGGTCCCCGTCAGCATCCGCTCGGTGGACAGGGCGTCGATGATGACCTTCGCGGCGATCACGGCGGCCTTCTCGGGCGAGATCTGCACCAAGAACGGCAAGCAGCGATGGCGACGGCCCGGCCCCGAGGAAGCCTTGGTGACCCAAGCGTCGATCTCCTTGGCCAGTTCCGTGGTGCAGCGATTCAGCATCATCCGCCCGGGGATGGTGTTGCTCTCTGCACTCAGGCGATGGGCCTTGTCCGTGCGATTGGTGTATCGCTGGCGACCCAGTTCAACCATCTCTCTATCGAGTTTGCTTTGGCGCATGAGTCTAGTTCCTAGACGGAATCATACACCTATATAAAAACCCCCCGTATCCAAATGGATACGAGGGGCTCGAAAGAGAGGAGAACGCCGTGACTAACGGCGACCCCATTGTATCAGTTGGCGATTGCGTAGTACTCCGAGAGGGTGCGGTCGAAGGCCATGACGCGGGACGGACGCTCGACCGGGTTCATCTCCTTGGCGAGATGCGTGTACGCGGCCTGAAGATTCCACAGGCACAGGGCATCGGTCTGGTAGTCGAACGACGGCTTGACCGACTCCTCGTAGAAGTCCAGCATCTTGGCCTTGGGCAGGATGCCACGACGGGCGATCTCGACCGTGAACTTGGCGAGGTCCGTATCCGAGGTCGTGAGATCCCGAAGAAACTGGTCGCGGTCCTGCTGATTCTTGGCCTCGGCCTTGAAAGCAAGTACCGCTGCATCGACCATGCCCGGCAGACGGTCCCAGACATGGGTCGTGTGCTTGGTGCGGAGGACATGGTCAGCGAAGATCAGCCCGTTGGAGCAGACGAAGATGGTCTTGCCGAAGATGATCCGAGCCGACATGGTGCGGTCGTACGAGTTCATCATGCCCACCGTGAACGTGCTGGAATCCTGATCGGCCATCCAAGGGGCGTGAATCTCGATGGTGGACACGAAGACGGGACGCTTGCGGTGGACCATGTGGTTTTCCTTGCGAACCGTGTAGCCATACCGCTCAAACGTGCTCATTGCCATGTTCCACAAACGATCCTGCGGGACAGGGCAATAGGATTCGGTGGCGACGGGGACGGGGATGGTGGCGAGATCTGCGATGCTGCGATAGGTGTTGCGTGCCATTGTTCTTTCTCTTTCTGTCTAGGAACTAGATCAAGTTGTGCGCCTACGGCGCGGACGAAATGCGAGACACAGGCTGATGAAGTGAAGTTCTTTGTCGGTAAGCCACGATTGGTGATGCTCCACGCGCCACAGGACGAGCGAAGCGAAGTTGAATGCGTCCTCCTTCTTGCCCGCTTGGACAAGTTCCCAAGTGCGATTGACGGATTCCGATATCAGGAAACGGGATCTCTCCATGAGTGAATATTACCACAAGGAAAGGATTTGTCAATAGCCAAGGCGCGTTGGTTGGGTAAGCCACGGTATGCGCGCCCCACCGTGGGATCAGAAAGGATTTACTTGGTGATCGACTGGCTGATGGTCAGCAGCAGCGTCTCCATGAATGACTTGCGGAACTCCTCGTTGTTGATGAACTGGCGCACGATCTCCCGGGCAAGGCCTGCCTCGTTGATGGCGAGGGCAACGTCCTCAAGGTTCAACTCTTCGGCCACCTCACGGGCGATGTCCGAGTCGTTGATGTTTTCGGCCACCTTCTCGACCACGGTGTCGGTGTCGATGCTCAGGTTGTTGGCGATGCGATCCGCCAGATCGTCGGTGTCCACGTTGTCGGACATGGCCTCGGCAAGGTCGGTCATGTCGAAGTACTCGGACAGCCTGCGGCAACTGATCTCGGAGGCGAGGTCGCCCATGTCGATGTGGGCTGCGACTTCCGACTTGTCGGTCTGCTCCGCGATTCGCCGGGAAAGGTCAACCATCCGTGTGTCCACGATGGAGTTGACGAGGGCGTCCCCGTGCCTCTCCATGATCTCCTCGGCAACGGCCCGGACTGGCGGATTGGTTCCGATCAGCGTGGGCTGCTGCAACTCGGACACGACGGCGGCCTTG